AAAAGAAACCGTAATCGGTTAATTTTATTTTTTATATTATGGAGATTTTGAATGAACGATCACATTTTGTGGGTAGAGAAATATCGTCCTAAGAAAGTTGAAGATTGCGTTCTTCCTGATTCAATTAAAACTACTTTTCTTGAGTATGTAAATAAGAAAGAGATTCCCAATCTTCTACTTTCTGGTCCTGCTGGCGTTGGCAAAACTACTATTGCTAAAGCATTATGCAATGAAGTTGGTTGCGATTTTATTGTAATTAATGGTTCTGATGAATCTGGTATCGATGTTCTTAGGAACAAGATTAAAAACTATGCTTCTTCCGTATCTCTGACAGGAGGACGAAAGGTTGTTATCATTGATGAGGCAGACTATCTAAATCCTAATTCAACGCAACCTGCCTTGCGTGGTGCAATTGAAGAGTTTGCTTCAAATTGTTCCTTTATCTTTACTTGCAATTACAAGAATCGAATTATTGATCCAATTCATTCTCGATGCACAGTAATTGATTTTAAGATTAACGGTGCAAAACAAAAACTTGCAATGCAGTTTTTTAAGCGTGTTGAATTTATTCTTACACAAGAAAATATTCCATACGATAAAAATATTATTGCGGCAGTTATTACTAAGCACTTTCCTGATAATCGTAGAGTTCTAAATGAACTACAACGATATTGTGTATCCGGTTCATTGGTTGATGCTGGTATTCTTGGTAATATTGCAGATATTCAAATTGATGTTTTGACTAAAGCACTTAAAGATAAAGATTTTTCTTCTTGTCGAAAGTGGGTTACAAACAATTTGGATAATGATCCAGTTAAAATTTATCGTAAACTTTACGATTCATTGTATGAGTTGTTGAAACCTAATACTGTTCCTCAATTAGTTTTGATTCTTGCTAAGTATCAATATCAAGCTGCATTTGTTGCAGATCACGAAATTAATACTATAGCATGTCTGACTGAAATCATGGTTGATTGTTCTTTTAAAGATTAATATTATGGTTGATTTATTTAAAGAAATTCTACCATCAATTCTTCAAACAAAGAAAAATGTTTTAATTGAAGAACAAGATATTAAAGAGTATAAGCCTTTTATTGTTAATCGAGCATTATCTTATCACATTGATTGTGTTGCATATGCAAATGAAATGAATCTTTATCCAAATACTGATTCTGATATGCAATATAATTATTTTCTAAATAGTATTAGACCTATGAAACGAAAGTTTCAGGCATGGCAAAAAGCCGAGGTCAATAGGGACATAGAATGTGTTAAGATGTACTTTGGTTATTCTAATCAGAAAGCAAAAGACGCCTTGCGTATTCTAAGTGATGAACAAATCGCTGAAATAAGAGCAAAAACAGATAAAGGCGGAGTGAACAAATAATGATTACAATAAAAGATTTAGTAGAGGTGTTATTAGAAGATAAAGATGACTTTCTTAAAGTAAGGGAAACTTTAACTCGAATTGGTATTTCTTCTAAAAAAGAAAAAATATTGTACCAATCTTGCCATATCTTACATAAACAAGGTAAATATTATATTGTACATTTTAAAGAGATGTTTGCATTGGATGGTAAACCAACAGATATCTCAGAAAATGATCTTTCTCGGAGAAATGCAATCGCAAAACTTTTACAAGATTGGGAATTAATTAAAATTGTTAATCTTGAATCGATAGAAACTCCTCCTCCTATATTTTTATCTCAGATAAAAATTATTTCTCATAAAGAAAAGAATGATTGGCAACTAATACCAAAATATAATATTGGTAAGAAGCCACAAATCGATTGACAACGTATAAATAATATAGTACACTGAGTACTGTTACGCCCTTTTGGGGTAACAATTTTTCAACTCGCTTATTTAAGGAGACCACTATGACATACGTTAAAGACGTTTTCGGTAAAGATATGTTCAAAGATTTCGGCAAATTTTATGTTGGGTTTGATGACCAATATAACCGACTAGCTAAAATCCACGACGATCTTACAAAAAATATTCCTAATTATCCACCGTACAATATCATTAAAACGGGTGAAAACACCTATTCTATTGAAATTGCTGTTGCTGGATTTGGAAAACAAGATATCGAAATTGAACTGAATGATGGTAAATTGTTTGTTAAAGGTAATGTAAAAGCTGAATCTGATAATGGTGAATTCCTATTTAAAGGAATTGCAAATCGTGCATTCACCCGTACATTTGCACTAAATGATCAAATTGAAGTTCAAAATGCAGATTTGATTAATGGTATGCTAAAAATCTTTTTAGAAAGAATCATTCCTGAACATAAAAAGCCTAAAAAGATTGAAATTGCTAATTCAACACAAGCTATAGGTGCATAATGTTTAAGAAAATTCTCAGTTCGATTTATGAAGGTATTTGTAATCGTAATCTTTTTGAACAGAAAGGATACGTTGAATTCTATCTGTCCCAGTCAGTAGATCATGCTGATTTAGAAAGTAGAATGAAATTTCTTAAATCTAAAAATCATCTATAAGTAGATGTAGCGTGGTGGCAACACCACGCTTGACAGTTTAAACCATTTACTATACAATGGATATATTATGAAGAAAAGTAAATACAAAATGGATAAATTGATCAAATACAAAAACATCTTCACACAAGATGTTGTCTTATCTTCACCCGAATGGCCTATTAAAAATATAGATGGCGTCATTTTTGTTGGTGTTAAAATAACAGAATCCGATAAACAAATTAAGTGGATGCGGAAAGATTCTTTGGAACGCTCCCGTTGAATTATTCCGCCTGTAGCTCAGTGGATAGAGCAATCGGCTTCTACCCGATTGGTCGGCCGTTCGAATCGGTCCAGGCGGGCCAATTATTATGAAACGAAAATTTATCGATGCATATATGGATGTTGCCCATAGGTTTGCACAATTATCTACAGCAAATCGATTAAATGTTGGTGCGATAATTGTAAAAAATGATCGTATCATCTCTATTGGTTATAATGGAATGCCTTCAGGTTGGGATAATAATTGCGAAGATATGATAATCATTCAAGATGAAATTTCTCCTGGTGTCTTTTCCTTAACTAAAAGAACAGAGCTAAAAACTAAATCAGAAGTTATTCATGCTGAAGCAAATGCTATTGCAAAATTAGCAAAAAGCACAGAATCTGGTGAAAACTCAGTAATGTTTTTAACCCATTCTCCATGTATCGAATGTGCAAAACAGATATATACAGCAGGTATCAAGAAAGTATTCTATCGAGAACAATATCGTTCCACTGATGGACTTGATTTTTTAAATAAGTGCGGTATAGAAGTGGAGCAAACATGAGCGATTACTGGGGTTATCATTTAATTTTGGATATAAAAGGTTGCGTAATTGATAAAGCAACAGATCCAAAACATATTAAAAAATTTATTAAAAGATTAGTAAAAGATATCGATATGGTTGCTTATGGAAAACCAAAAGTTGTGCATTTTGCAGAAGGCACAGAAAAAGCAGGTTGGACAGTAATTCAACTTATTGAAACATCTAGTGTTGTTGGACATTTCTTAGATAAGAACGGTGATCTATACCTAGATATTTTCACTTGTAAGCCATTCGATGAAAATATTGTTATAAATTTAATAAACAAATTTTTTAGTCCAGAAAATATTAAAACAACATTTTTAACCAGACAAACTTAATGTTGTAGCAAAGAAACAGTTGACAGTTCTGCATATGAGTGTATAATAGATTGTATTGGGTAGCGAGCATCATTGGTGAATGCAGCAGACTGTAAATCTGTGGTCCTTAGCGGCAACGGGGTTCGATTCCCTGGCTACCCACCAAATTTATTCCTTTTTTATTATTATATAATAAATATTCCCTGATAGCTCAGAGGTAGAGCGCCGGACTGTTAATCCGTCGGTCCCTGGTTCGATCCCAGGTCGGGGAGCCATATTGAAGCATATTTGCCTTCGCGGTCGGTTGTAAGGTCTTATACTGTTCTAGACGGTGGGATATGATAAATAGTATGCTTCAATATGGTAGATAGCACTGGTGTGCGGCGGAGACTTATAAACTCTGGAGATTGGTCAGATGGGCTGAAACGGGAGGGATCGTAACCCTCATCTACTACCATAATATATACGTTTAAAACAATTCCATCTTAGCTCAGTTGGTCAGAGCAATCGTCTTGTAAGCGATAGGTCAAGCGTTCGAATCGCTTAGATGGAACCAATTAAAGGCCTAAATGTTTCATAAAAAAATAAACTTGGAAAAAGTAAAAGAATATATTGAATCATGTGGACCAGATACAAAAGTTTATTTAGGTTGTGACTCAGAAAGAGTCAATGTCAAAGGTGTATGGCATGCAGATTATGTCATAGCAATTGTAATCCATATAAATGGCCAAAATGGTTGTAAAATCTTTGGGCAAATTACAAGAGAAATAGATTACGATAAACTTAATAAAAAACCAAGAATGAGACTTATGAATGAAGTCTATAAAGTTTCAGAAATGTATTTACAATTAGCAGAAATTATTGAAAACGATATTGAAGTTCATCTTGACATTAATCCTGATGAGATGTATAATTCCAATATCGTGATCAATGAAGCGATTGGTTATGTGAAAGGTATGTGTAACGTAGTTCCTTTAGTTAAGCCTAAAGCATTTGCTGCATCTTGTGCGGCAGATAAACTTAAAAGTATGTTCGGTTAATGCGGAATTAGTTTAATGGTAAAACTGTAGATTTCCAATCTCCTGTCATCGGTTCGATTCCGATATTCCGCTCCACTTTATTTTTTATTAGGAGTTTTTTATGAAATATGAATGTCAGGTGTGTAGTCATATACACGATGAAGAAGTTGATGGTAAATTTGAAGATTTGCCAATGTTTTATCTTTGTCCTAGTTGCGGTTGTCATAAAGACGAATACGTTCTACTAGAAGAATAATAAAAAATGCGGTAGTGGTGGAACACAAAATGTTTATAAATAAACATGTTAGAAAAGGAGTCTATCATGTTTATCAGTAAGGAAGATCTGGAAAAAGCAATTCAAGAATCGTCTAGTATGTCTGAAGCCGCTAGTAAAGTAGGATTACATTTCTCTACTTTTAAAAGAAAGGCCATACAATATAATTTATATGTGCCAAACCAAGGTGGTCGAGGTATATCTAAACCTAAAGAAGACGGTAACGGTAAAATTTCATTACACGAGATTTTAAATGGATTACATCCACAGTATCAAACTTATAAGTTAAAACAACGTTTATATAAAGAAAAGATAAAGACTAATAAATGTGAAATCTGCAATATTGAATCTTGGAATGATAAAATATTGGAGTGTGAGTTAGATCATATCGATGGTGATAGAACTAATCATCGTCTTTCAAATTTGCAAATTTTATGTCCAAACTGTCATTCACAAACTGACACGTTTAGATTTAAAAGAGGCAATAGTTAGAAAAAGCGGAAGTGATGGAATGGTATACATAGCGCACTTAAAATGCGCCGCCGCAAGGCTTGAGGGTTCGAATCCCTCCTTCCGCACCATTCACGGGCCTATAGCTCAGTTGGTCAGAGCAGTGAACTCATAATTCATTGGTCACAGGTTCAAGTCCTGTTGGGCCCACCAATTTTTTTATAAGGAAATAAAATGAACATTAGCGTTCTTAAACTTAGTACCGGTGAAGATGTTTTATCTGAGATAGAATCTGAATCTGAAACAGAATATGTATTAATTAATCCAGTATTAATTTATGTTATTCCATACAAAGATGGTCAACCCAACATTGAATTTATACCATTTCCTCTGCATAGTGATCCTAAACCTGGAAAAACCTTTTGCCTTACGAAGAAATGTGTTGTATACTCTTATGAACCAAATGAAAAATATATTGAAAACTACAATAAAATTTTCGGTTCAGGCATCATTACTCCACAGAAAAAGTTGATTATCGATTGAATAATTTCTATACAAATGTGCAGAGCTTCGGTAATAATATTCTTTATCGAGGCGTTGTTAATGGCAAAAGAGTAAAAGAGAAAGTCAACTATTCTCCTTCTCTTTTTATTCCAAACAAGAAAGGTCAATATCGCACTCTAGATGGTTCGCCACTAGAGAAAAAGTCGTTTGATGATCTAAAATCTGCTAGAGATTATGTAAAACAATTTCAAGATGTATCTGGTGCACCAAAAATCTATGGCAACACTAGATATGAGTATGCATTTATTGCGGATCAACAACAAGGTATGGTCGAATGGGATATTGATAATATTGTCATTGCCGTAATTGATATTGAAGTTGGATCAGAGAATGGTTTTCCAGATCCTTATGATGCAATTGAGCCAATTACTGCAATTACAATTTCATATCTTAACGGTAATACCCGTGTTTATGGTTGCGGCGATTATAATAATTACGATGATAATGTTACATATTTTAAATGTAAAGATGAGTGGTCTCTATGTAAAAGATTTCTAGAAGACTGGAAAGATAAATGTCCTGATATTATTACTGGTTGGAATATTAAATTCTTTGATATTCCATATCTCGTAAATCGGTTTGAAAAGATTCTTGGTGAAGGTGAATCTAGAAAGTTGTCACCTTGGTATCATATTTCGGAGCGAAAGTTGATGATCATGAATCGCCAACAAATTGCATATGAAATGATGGGTATCGCAACACTAGATTACATTGAATTGTACAAATGGTATGCTCCTGGTGGTAAATCACAAGAATCATATAAATTGAATAGTATTGCCAATGTAGAGTTAGGTGAAAGTAAATTATCATTTGATGAATTTGATAATCTGCATCAACTATACAAATTGAACTATCAAAAGTTTATTGAATACAACATCAAAGACGTTGATCTTATCATTAAATTAGAAGATAAGTTGAAATTGCTTGAACTAGCAATTACTCTTGCATATGATACAAAATCAAACTTTGAAGATGTTTTCACACAAACTAGAATGTGGGATTCTCTAACATATTCATATTTGTTAGAGAGAAATATTATTGTTCCTCCTCGCGTGATTCAAGAAAAAGATTCTGCATTTGAGGGTGCTTATGTCAAAGAGGTGCAAGTCGGTAAACACGATTGGGTTGCATCATTTGATTTGAATTCGCTGTATCCACATTTAATGATGCAATATTCAATTTCACCAGAATGTTTGATTGATCCTAAAGACTATACACCAGAAATGCGAGAAGTTATTTCTTCTGGTGTTTCTGTTGAAAAACTCTTAAATAAAGAAGTTGACACATCAAAACTAAAAAATGTTACTTTGACACCAAATGGTCAATTCTTCCGTACAGATATTAAAGGGTTCTTACCTGCAATGATGGAAGAAATGTATGAAGATCGTAAAAAGTTTAAAAAGCTAATGCTTAAAGCGAAACAAGAATACGAAGATGAAAAAGACAAAAGTAAGCTATACGAGATTGAAAAGCGAATTGCTCGGTATAATAATCTACAACTTGCAAAAAAAGTATCTCTAAATTCAGCTTATGGTGCTCTTGGATCGCAGTATTTTCGTTTCTATGACTTGCGTATGGCACTTGCTGTTACGCTCGCTGGCCAACTCTCCATTCGCTGGATAGAAGCAAAGATAAATGAGTACATGAACAGATTGCTGAAAACTGATTCTGACTATGTTATTGCGTCGGATACAGATTCAATTTATTTGAAACTTGGCGATCTTGTTAATAAAGTTTATGGTGATAAATGCGATGATAAGCATAAAGTAATTGAATTTATGGATCGTGTTTGTGAAGACAAACTTCAACCATATATTGATAAATCATATCAAGAATTGGCAGATTATGTTCATGCTTATGATCAGAAAATGCAAATGAAGCGTGAAGCACTTGCTGATAAAGGTATTTGGACTGCTAAAAAGCGTTACATTTTAAATGTATACAACAATGAAGGTATCGCGTATAATGAACCTCAGATGAAAGTCATGGGTCTCGAAATGGTTAAATCTTCAACGCCATCTGCCATTCGTGAAAAGATGGCAGAAGCAATTAAGATTATGATGAGTGGAACAGAAGATGATATACATGAGTTTATTAAAAAGTTCAAACTGTCTTTTAAGAATTTACCTGTTGAAGAGATTTCTTTTCCTCGAGGTATCAATGGTCTAACAAAGTATTCCGATTCGGCAACATTATATAAACTAGGAACTCCAATTCACGTTAAGGGTGCAATACTATATAATCATAATCTTAAAGAAAAAAACTTGACCAAAAAATATCCTCTCATTCAAGAAGGTGAAAAGATCAAGTTTGCATACTTAAAGATGCCCAATCACTTTAAAAATACTGTGATTTCTTTTCCTAGTAGATTGCCAAAAGAATTTAATTTGAATGATTATATTGATTATGATATGCAATTTGACAAAGCGTTTATTGAACCATTGTCTGTAATTCTTGATTGCATGAAATGGAAAAGTGAGAAGCAAAGTACGCTTAATGATTTTTTTAATTGAGGATAATTATGAGCATATTAGATAAAATTAAAAAGAATAGCTCGATTAAAGATTCTGCTATTCTTTCTAAGTCAAAATTCTTTACACATAAAGATATGATTCCAACACCGGTGCCTATTATTAATGTGGCGTTGTCTGGAAGTTTTGATGGTGGTTTATCTCCTGGACTTACTATGTGGGCAGGTCCATCAAAACATTTTAAAACGGCATTCTCACTTTTAATGGCAAAATCTTATTTGGACAAATATGAAGATGCAGCATTACTTTTTTACGATTCTGAATTTGGTACGCCACAATCATATTTCGATTCTTTTGGTATTGATACTGATCGAGTTTTGCACACTCCTCTTACTGATATTGAACAATTGAAAACTGATGTGATGAAACAGTTATCGGAAGTTGATCGTGGTGAACATTTGATTGTTGTTATTGATTCGATTGGAAATCTTGCTTCTAAAAAAGAAGTTGAAGATGCGCTTGATGGTAAGTCAGTTGCTGATATGTCAAGAGCAAAACAAATTAAATCATTGTTTAGAATGATTACACCACATCTATCTCTTAAAGATATCCCAATGATTGTTGTCAATCATACATATAAAACTATGGAATTATATTCTAAAGATGTTGTTGGTGGTGGTACAGGAAGTTATTATTCTGCCGATAATATTTTTATTCTAGGTAGACAACAAGAAAAAGAAGGTACTGAAATTGTCGGTTATAATTTTATAATTAATGTGGAAAAATCTAGATATGTTAAAGAGAAATCTAAAATACCAGTTTCTGTATCTTTTAATGGTGGCATTAGTAAGTGGTCTGGTTTACTTGATATTGCGCTTGAATCCGGACATGTTATTAAACCTTCAAATGGTTGGTATTCCAAAGTAAACAAAGAAACGGGCGAAGTTGAAGATAAAAAGTATAGAATTAAAGATACTGATACAAAAGATTTTTGGGATTCAATTATTACAGCAGAATCTTTTAGATTATTTGTTGAACAAAAATACAAAGTTTCCAATACAAACTTATTAAAAAAGGAAGAAGAAGATGTTAATTGAAGGCGTTGATTATATGTATACTTTTCCAGAAAATGATCCTAAATCTATACATATTAAACTTTTGTCTGGTGCATATACAGACACCGTTTACAAATATGGAAAAGTTAAATTTAAAGAGGAAAATGAACAAGTCTACTTGATTTTTGGATATGATGTGATAGAATCTACAGTAGAAAAGCCGAAAAAGTTGGAAAAAGATGTAGATTTTAAAAATTACATCGGCAATTTACTTGCTGATATTATGTCATCAAATATTGAACAGGAAGTGATCGATGAAACTGGAACAGACAATTCTGAGGAATCTAATTAGAAATGAAGACTATCTCCGTAAAGTTCTTCCCTTTCTAAAGACTGAATACTTTACTGATAAAATAGAAAAAATAATTTATGATGAAATTCATAAATTTACAGAAACTTATAACTCTACACCAACGATTGAAGCGATTGGCTTGGCCATCAAAGAAAGGCGAAACCTATCGGATGAAGATTTGGAAAAGTCAGAATCATATTTAAATGAAATTGCTTCGTTTAAAGATGAAGAATCTAAAGTACAATGGCTCACAGATAAAACAGAAAAATTCTGTCAAGAAAAAGCAATCTATAACGCAGTATTGACTTCTATCTCAATCTTGGATGGAAAAGATAAATCACATGATAAAGGTGCAATACCTAAAGTATTATCTGATGCACTAGCAGTTAGTTTTGATAGTTCGGTAGGTCACGATTATCTTGAGAACTCCAATGAACGATTTGAATTCTATCACAGAAAAGAAGAAAGAATTCCTTTCGATTTGGATTTCTTCAATAAGATAACAAAAGGTGGTCTACCTGCTAAAACTCTAAATATTGCACTTGCTGGCACCGGAGTTGGTAAATCCCTTTTTATGTGTCACGTTGCTGCTGGTGCTATGTCACAAGGCAAAAATGTCCTTTATATCACTCTTGAAATGGCCGAAGAAAAGATTGCTGAAAGAATAGATGCGAATCTATTGAACATTACAATTGATGATCTGATGGATTTACCTAAAGAAATGTATGATAGAAAAGTGGAAAAAATTCGAAGAATGACAACAGGTAAATTGATCATCAAAGAATATCCTACTGCATCAGCATCAACAACACACTTTAGAACACTACTCAATGAACTCAATCTCAAAAAGTCATTTATTCCCGATATTATCTTCATTGATTATCTTAATATCTGTTGCAGTTCTCGTATTAAGCCTGGCTCCAATATTAACTCGTATACATACGTTAAGTCTATTGCAGAAGAGTTGCGAGGACTTGCCGTTGAGTACGGAGTCCCAATTGTTTCTGCAACTCAAACCACAAGATCCGGTTTTACCTCTTCCGACCCAGGACTCGAGGATACGAGTGAGAGTTTTGGTTTGCCAGCAACCGCTGACTTAATGTTTGCATTGATTAGTTCGGAAGAACTTGAACAGCTTGGCCAAATTATGGTTAAACAATTAAAAAATCGATATGCAGATCCAACACACTACAAACGATTTACTCTTGGTATTGATCGTGCAAAAATGAAATTGTATGATGTTGAACAATCTGCACAAGAAGGAATTGCTGATGCAGGTGAACAATATACGAATTTGAAATCTAAAAAATCATTTGAGGGATTTAAAGTATGAGCGCAACAGTGATTATACCAACGACAGGTAATAAAGAATTACGAACTGCAATTGTATCAGTTTTGGATCAATCATATGACACCAAATGTTATGTTGTTGTAGACGGAGAACAATACTCTGGAAAAACGCATAGTATATTGAGTGATTATCGTGGAAATAAAAATTTAAAAATTTGCTATTTACCGATTAATGTTGGAGCCAATGGATTTTATGGACACAGAATCTATGCTGCATTTACACATTTGGTTGATACTAAGTATGTTTTATACTTAGATCAAGATTGTTGGTTTGATGAACATCATGTACAATCTTGTGTAGAAACAATTGAGAATAATAATCTAGATTGGTGTTATTCACTTAGAAAAATTTATGATAAAGAAGGTAAGTACATTTGTGAAGACGATTGTGAATCTTTAGGTAAATATCAATCATACCATGGAATTAATCATGTTGATACAAATTCATATTGCATTTCAACTAAAACTGCTATAAGATTATCGAGTGTTTGGCATGGCGGATGGGGACAAGATAGAGTTTTCCTCTCCGCTATCTCACAACATTTTACAAAATTTGATTGTACAGGTTTATATACAAGCAACTATAGAGTAGATGGAAATTCAGGATCGGTAAATGCTGAGTTTTTTCTTAATGGTAATAAAATAATGAATGAAAAATATAAAGGAGTTTTTCCATGGCGAAAAATTTAATTATTGGTGGATTTTCAAACTACGATTATAATCAGTTAAAACCTTGGGTTGAATCGATTTGTGAAGTATCGCCAGAAAATACACATAAAGTTGTAGTTGTTGGTGATAATGTATCACAAGAAACTATTGGAAAACTGATTAACAAAAATTTTGAGATTGTGAAATCTGAAACGAAACAAGTTATTCCTATTCATGTTATGAGATTTCTCTATATCTATGAGTATTTAAAAGATAAATGGAAAGACTATAATTACATTGTTACAACAGATATGAAAGATGTTTATTTTCAAAGTGATCCCTTTGTATGGTTGAAAGACAATTTAAGTTGTTTCACTCATCTTGTTGCTGGTTCAGAAGGTATGTTATACAAAGATGAACCTTGGGGTAATGAAAATTTAATGCAAGCATATGGACCATACGTGCATAATTTATTTAAAAATAATGAAATTTATAATGTAGGAACAATTGCTGGAGAATCTGAATATGTTAAAGATTTAATGTTTAATATTTTTATTAATGCAATCAATAGACCTATTGCTATTTGTGATCAAGCCGTGTATAATGTATTACTACAAACACAACCATATAAAGATATTACGTTGTTTTTGAAACAAAGTTCTGGTTGGGCAATGCAAGCTGGCACTACTGTTGATCCATCCAAGATTGAAAGTTTTAGACCTTTTCTAACAGAAAAAGAACCGATATTTGAAGATGGTATTGTTAAAACTTGTGACGGAAAACCTTTCATTATTGTCCATCAATATGATAGAGTGCCCGAATGGAAAAAATACGTTAGCGAAAAGTATGGGCAAAAAGACGAAACTAAATATTTTACATATACAGCGTAAAGGAATTTTATATGATGTGTGAGTGCAATCTTATACTAACAAAAGTACAAAATGAATATGATGTTGAGCAACTCAGATTGATTAGAAATGAATGTAAAAATTTCATGACTAGAAATACTAGTGAAATTTTGAAAGAGCAACAAAAGCAGTGGTATAAAAATTTAAACAAAGAAATAAACGAATTATACTTATTCAATTCTGTCTTATTTGGTGTTGCAGTTTCTTCCATAGGATATGGATATATAAGAATAGAAAATGATTCCGTACTTTTAACTGGTGGTATCACTTCAAGTGAAAGAGGAAAAGGTTACGGTTATATTTTATTTGATTATCTAGTGAAAAATGCTAAAAAATTCAATCTACCAATAAAATTAGAAGTATTAAAAACTAATACAGTTGCACTCTCAGTTTATAATAAATTAGGATTTAAAGCCACATATGATGATGAAAAACTTATAAAAATGGAGTATAATTATGATTCAGTTATTTAAAGTGAGAATGTCACCTTTTGCGCCAGATCAAGTTGGTAATGTTTTGTTATCTGGTTTTATAGGACAAGGTACAAAAGTTGAAGAATTTGAAGATGAATTGCACAAACAATTACGAACAAAATTGCGACCTGTTACTTTAAATTCATGCACAACTGCTATTGATTTAGCATTACATTTATGTGGAGTTGGTCCTGGAGATGAAGTTATTTCTACTCCACAAACTTGTTTTGCATCACAAGTAGGAATAATTCATAGACACGCAGTAATTCGATGGGCTGATATTGATCCAATTACAGGATTAATGGATCCAGAATCTGCGAGAAAACTTATTACATCAAAAACTAAAGCAATAGTTGCTGTTAACTGGGCAGGTAAAATTTGTGATTTTACAACATTAAAAACTTTTGGTGTTCCAGTCATTGAAGATGCTGCTCATACATGGGACACGTTCACAACAAAAGATATTGTTCGTGGAGATTACATTTGTTATAGTTTACAAGCAATTAAATTTTTGACAAGTGGTGATGGTGGTATATTGATTTGTCCAAACAAGGAAAAAGAAAAAGAAGCAAGACTATTACGTTGGTTCGGACTAGATAGAACAAAGAATGAATCTTTTAGATGCGCACAAAATATCAAACAAGCAGGATTCAAATATCATATGAATGATATAAATGCAACAATTGGCTTGTGTAATATTAATGAAGCAAATGCATCTGTTTTAAAGCAAAGAGAAAACTCAAAATATTTAATTGATAATATTAAAAATGCAGATATCATTACTCCAGAATATGATGACACAACATCATTTTGGTTATTCAGTATGCATGTGTTAAATGGAAGAAAACAAGAATTTATTGATTATCTTAAAGATAATGAAATATCCTCAAGTCCAGTTCACTACAGAAATGATCTTTATGATTGTACAACCAAGTATAAAGAAAGTGAACTTCCTGGAGTAACAAGTTTCGATGAAACACAAGTTTGTATTCCGAATGGATGGTGGTTAACAGAAGATAATCTAGAACATATAGTTAATACTTTAAACAACTTTAATTGATTTATGAAACATATATGTATTATCACATCAGCATTAGCTCCAGTAGTAGGCGCTATTCCTTTAGATGACCGTTATACACAGACAATATATTCTATTGAAACTATTAGAAATAAAATTCCAAATTGTAAAATAATATTAAATGATATTTCAGTTTTACCTTGTGAAAAATATAAAAAACACATATCTGAATTGGTTGATGTTTTTATAGATTCCTATAATGATAAGAATATATTTGAATTGAGTAGAAGAGGTTATAAAAGTCATGGCGAATTACTGTTGTATCGTAATACAATAGAATATATTAAACAAACTATTGATTTATCTGACTATGATAGAATTTTTAAATTATCCGGACGTCATAATATAACAAGAGAATTTAATATTGAAGATTATGATGATAGTACTGTCGGAAAATATGTTTTCAAGAAATCTGTGCAATCTTGGATTTCACCAGAATTGAGAATATATGAAACTAGATTGTGGTCTATGCATAAAACAAATATGGAAGATTATATAAGTAAATTTGAAGATGTTTTTAGATCATGTGATGGATATTATGATATAGAACATGGTTATTACAAATTTTTAAATAAAAATGATGTTGTCGAATTTGATAATATTTGGGTAGAAGGAGAAGTCGGTTTACATGGTAAATATCAGAAGGATTAAATTATGGATTATAAAATAAATTATGTGCCGGTGTTTTACATTGGACCAAATAGAGATTATGCTAGTTATCAAGAAAAATTTAAAAATGATCCTATGTTTTTCGTTAGATATCATGTTAATTTTTTAAACACATGTGAAAATAATAAAATAAAAAGAGCAACTTTTGTTTTCAATGATGATATATCCGATGAACTGAAAGATTTGATTCTACAAACAGTTGTGGAAGTAAAAACAATGGAAGTGGAAGTTATTTTTCGCCGAAATGGTGGTTTTTCTTATGGCGCTTGGAATGATGTGATTAAGAAAAACTTAAATGATTTTGACTATTTCTTTTTAATAGAAGATGATTATATTCCAGTAAAACCAGATTTCTATGAAGATTTTGTAGATCGTTGTACATCAGAATATCCATATGTATGTACTTTAGTTGCCAAACACAAAGGTAAATTACACGCTTCAAGTTCAAACGGTATTATTCGTGCTGATGTTTGTAAGATTATCTTAGAAAAATATAATGAATTATTTCTGGTAAATAATTCAAATAACTTACCGGATGCTTGGAACACGCAAATAAATTTTTTAAATCTTCTTACAGACGCAGGTTACGGAATGAGGGATATCACACACAAGTATTCTACACCACATATTATCAATTGTCACATAAATGAAATTACTGTATTTGGTAATAAAAATTTTCCACATATTTTAGTGCCGATTATACTATAAAATTATATTCGACGAAAAAATGAAACAATTTGTATGGAGATTAAAATGAAAAAGATTTCTATTTGTATTGCAACGTATGAAATGGGAGGTTATGGGTATACATTTTTAGACCAACTACTTAGTGAATTAAAAATGCAAACATTTCAAGATTTTGAAGTGGTTATTTCAGATCAAAGTAATGATACGAAAATACTTGAAGTTTGCCAAAAACATTCCAATCTATTGGATATCAAATATTTTAAATATTTTTACAATAGAGGAAAAGCAGCATGTAATATTAATCAAGCTATGAAATATGCATCAGGTGAAATAATAAAGATATTATATCAAGATGATTTCTTCGTGTCGCATGAAGCCCTCGATAAAATTTTCGAAAAATATCAACAAGGCGCGAAATGGGTTATTAATGGATTTACACATAGTGACAACGAAAAAAACAATTTTTTCAATACAAGAATACCATTTTATAATGATGCGGTTATTATAGGCGAAAATAGTATTGGAAATCCATCAAATTTCTCTATACTTGCGTCAGAGAGAATGTACATGGATGAATCTATTCTTTATGTGGTAGATTGTGAATTTTATTATAGAGTTAAACAAAAACTTGGACTTCCTGTTATTATTGAAGATATTTTAGTGTGTGCTAGGCATCATCCGGTTTCAGCCGTAGATAATCCATCATTCTATTCATTAAAAGATACAGAAGTTGCATATTGTTTACAAAAACACAATTTAAGAATAGCATGACATGATAAATTAAAAATGATATAAATAATGAATAAGCAATCAAAGTGTTTTGCAAAGGAAATTAATGATATCATTTTTACACTTCTTAAAAGAAGAAGACGACGGTAAACTAAAGCATATTGCTCACGCTGAAGATCGACCATTATTACATGGTTCAGAAGGTTTCACACATACCCATGGTGCTTTAACACAAGCACATGAACATATTAAATCTGGTGGAAATAGCTCTGCGCTTACAATGAAATATGACGGCTCACCTGCTGTTGTATTTGGACATCATCCAGAGACAGGTAAATTCTTCGTAGCATCGAAGTCTGCATTTAATAAAAATCCAAAAATAAATTATACGCACGAAGATATTGCGAAAAATCATGGCCACGCGCCAGGTTTAATGGACAAACTTCATGCTGCGTTAAATCATCTTAAAAAAGTTGCACCTAAGACTGGTGTGTATCAGGGCGATCTGATGCATTCCCATGATGATTTAAAACATAAAAAGAATGGTAAAGTTTCCTTCACTCCAAATACAATTACATATACAGCAAAGGGTGAAGATGCTGATAAAGTCAAAAGATCAAAAGTCGGAATAGTTACTCACACACAGTATCATGGAAATGATATTGCGTCAATGAAAGCAGACTCACATCCAGATTTACATAATTTTAGACAACATCCTGATGTTTGGCAAAAATCACCAAACCATGATACAAGACAAGTTCATTACTCGGAACACGATCAACAAGAGTTCCATAAGCACATGGATACAGCAAAAAAAATGCATGATGAACATGGTAAAAAAATGTATGCTGCAACAAAGCCTCATCAGGGTGACGGTAATCATCTAGAAACTTATATAAATCAAACAGTTAGAACTGGTGAAAAACCATCATCACAAGGTTTGAAGAAACATATTGCTGATAAATATAAAAAAGAAATTTCAAAATTAAAGACTCCCGCCGCCCAATCAAGAAAGCAATCGGAATCAGACTCACATACAAATCATATAGATAGTAATAAAGAACATTATGATAATATGTTGAATATGCATCACCATTTACAGCAAGCTAAAAATGTATTGGTGCATACACTTCAACAACATGAGGGTGGTCTTGAGCACCATATAGATGGTAAGAAAACTGGACCAGAAGGATTTGTTGTTAATCATGCAGGTCAACCAACTAAATTAGTTAATCGAGCAGAATTCGCAAGGGCAAATTTATTAAAGGTAAGAAAATGATGTCAATACAAGCAATAATCTACGCACAAAGAGCAGGTTTATTAACTGAAGCAAAAAGCAAAAAACCAGATGATCCGGATGCACCTAAAAAAGCATCTTCCGACACTAAGGGTAAACTTCATGAACTATTGGTTGGTTATCATTTGAATGGTGGAAAACATATGCAGCACCATGTTGACAAAGATGGTGATACTCC